ATGATTGTTGCAAAAGGTGCAACAACACATTTTGCAAATGCTATTCAGGTTGATGGAAGTGATGTAACACCAGAATGGTTAGGTGGAGCACCAACTGATGGTGGTGCTTCAGGAACATTTGATGTTTACAACTATACCATTATTAAAACTGGTAATGATGCATTCAAGGCATTTGCCGCAGTTAACAATTATGAGTGATAGGAGGTAAGTGATGTTTAATGAACAAAATAAAAAAGAATCCCCTATCCTTGGTCTAATTGGAATGGGTGGTGGTATTGCAAGAGCTGGTGGTGCAGCTGCATTCATAGATGCTCCGTCCATAACATCACCATCTGCATCAGCTACTGTTGACATCAATGGGTTTCAAATAACTAGCAGCACTGCTACTGGAGCGGATTTTGGCACTCATACTGAATCAGATTGGCAAATTGCAGAAGATTCTAACTTTAGCACGATTTATCAACAATCACTAGCTGATACTTCTAATCTGACAAGTTTTACAACCACCACAGAATTTGATGGTTCAAAAACACTTTATCTTCGTGTCAGATATAGATCTGATACAGGAGTTGAATCGGACTATTCAAACACCATACAGGTATCTGCTGTTCAGATGTACTTCTGGAGAATTGATTTCACCATTAATGGATACCAAGGTGGTGGAGGAACTGGAGGTGGTGATGATGAATCAGGTTCAGCAGGCGGTCGCGGTGGTAGAGGTACTGGAAGATTTGAGACAGCTTCCAGTACTCAAAATGCACCAGGAACTGCTGCATTAGTATTCCCCTACGGATCAGGAGGATCTGGAAGTAGTCACTCCGCTGGTGGTGCAAGTGCCGCGGCTAAGATTGGTAGCACTGTTGTGATGGTTGCCGGTGGTGGTGGATCTGGAACAGGTGATAGTAACCCACCAGGTGGTGGAGGCGGTGGTGGTGCAGGACAGGCTGGCCAAAATGGTGGAGTTAATAACTCAAACCAAGGAACAGCTGGATCTGGTGGTGCTGCTGGTAACTCATCTGCAGGAAGTGGATCCTCAGGTGGTGCTGGTGGAGGCGGCGGCGGTAACGGCGGTGGAGCTGGATCGGGTCGTGGTTCTGCCGGTGGTGGTGGAGGATACAAAGTTGCTAACAATACAGTGGTTGGTGATTTTACTACTATCAGTATCTCAGGTTCTACTGCAGCACAGAGTGGTAGTGGTAATGGAACAGTTACTCTCTACAGAAAATATAAGACTGGAAGTTGGGTACAACAACAGTCACATAATAGTAGTTCAACAGTAACCCTGAGTACCTTACAAAACTAATAATATATGGTATCATATTAGTAGTTCAGTCTCCATAAAATGAGAAATGTTAAAATCATTGATGATGCCATTTCAAAAGGGTATCAAGACTGGATTGAAGATGTTATGACAGGTACTGACTTTCCTTGGTATTTTAACGGTAAAGGTATCACAGCAGAAACCAACCCAGATGATTTAACCACTGGATTCTTTCACCACATACTTAAAGATGGAGTGGCTAGTAATCACTTTAATATGTTGGTGCCTTTATTATTTGAAAATGTTAAAGTATCAAATTTGTATCGTATCCGAGCTGGTATGTTCGTTAGAAATCAAAACGAACAAAAACATCAGAAACACATTGATGATCCAGGAAAACACACAGTTATGCTCTACTATGTGACTGATAGTGATGGTCCGACACAAATTTACAATGGTAAAGAGAAACTAGATGTAGAACCCAAGAAAGGTCGAGCGGTTATCTTTCCTGGTGAATATTATCATAATTCATCATCACCCAAAAACCACAAGAATAGAATTGTAGTCAATTATAATTTCATATAATGAACTGGAACGTCATTCCAACTTTTGCAAACCCTATTACCTCTACTTTTATTGATCCAGAGATCTGTAATAAGCTAAGTGATCTTGTCTCCAATCAAGACTGGATAGAAGATTCTGAAGAGGCTGGTACATTAGGAGCAACAACGTTTGATAAACACTTGTTAGATAGTCAAACAGAGATTGGTGGGTATGTCAAACAAAAGTGTATTGATTATGTAATTGATGTTCTCAATTATCAAATTGATATTCAATTAGTGAGTTCTTGGTTGACTCGTACATACAAAGGTGGTTCGTGCCAACAACATTCACACTACAATTCTTGGTACAGTGGTATCATTTATTTTGGTGAATATGATAATGATAGTGCTCCTATTGAGTTCTATGACCCTGTATACAAATCTATCTTTCCAGAGCCCTTCAATTATAATTACTACAATTCTAGATCTTGGAGAATGGATCCCAAGACAAACATGATGATTATCTTTCCAAGTCACCTACAACACAAAGTTTTAACACATAGAAGTGAAATTCTAAGGTATTCCCTGGCATTCAACATTATGCCTAAAGGAACAGTAGGTCATGATGATTCTGTATTTGAGTATTAATCAATACTAGGTGGTCTTTTTTTATAATCATAAATAATAAAAAAATGTCTTGGTATAATGGCAGTCACCCAAGCTACACAACTTGCAGAATTTTCCAGTGGTATTGGCACTGCTGGTGCTATTTTAGAAGTTGATAACGTAAGTAATAGAATCGGTATAGGAACCACCAATCCGCAAGCATTGCTTCAGGTTGGTGACATTATAAAAATGGATGGTGTGACCGGTGTTATCACCGCCACCTCTTTCTCTGGAAATGTAACTGGTGTTTCAACTGGATTAACTGGAACACCTGATATTACGGTTGGAAATATTGTTGCCGCAGGCGCAACATTCTCTGGTGTAGTCACATATGAGGACGTTACTAACGTCGATTCTCTTGGAATTGTAACTGCCAGAACAGGTCTAGAAGTTACGGCAAATGGTTTAGTTATCAATGCTGGTGTTAGTACGTTTGCTGCGGATTTATCCATGGCAGACAAAATTGTTCATACTGGTGATACTAACACTGCGATTAGATTCCCATCAGCAGATACATTTACTGTTGAAACCTCTGGTGTTGAAAGACTTCGTGTAGGATCCACTGGAACAGTAGGAGTTGCGGGACTCAGCACTGCAACATCCTTTGGAGCATTTAATCACCTTAGCGCACCATTTGGTGGTGGAACAGTTACTTACACTGTCACTGTTGATACTAAAACAGCAAATCACAGATATAATGGATCAGGAAGTAGTAATGGATATTTAATTGATGGTGTTGAGGCACCATTCCTTACACTAACGCCGGGTAGAACATATAGATTCACAAATGATAATACAGGATCTCACCCACTAAAGTTTTATCTTGAGGCAGACAAGACAACATTATACTCCACAGGCGTAACCTTTAATAATGCTTACACTGAAATTGTAGTAAGTGACACTACACCACAAGTTCTTCATTATCAGTGTACCAATCATTCATTGATGGGTAATGCTGTTCAAACAAATTCAAACATTGGAGGTGGATTAGTAGGTACTCCAGATGTTGCTGTAACAAACATTAACGCTGGGATTGCAACCTTTACTGGGGCAATTTCA